TCCGTGAACACGATGGACTCGCCTTCCTTTTCGATATTGTTCATCGCGCCTGCCCAAAGGGGCTGTTCCTGATACTCCGCGATGATATTCCTGAACGGAATCTCGGTGATCGTGACAACCGCCTCTTTGGCATTCACGGAATAATTGCCTGACGTATCGATCGCCTTGATCCAATACCTCTGGCCGACTCCGCGCTTGACATCCTTGGTCAAATAGTGCGTCCCCTGCTGAAGCGAAATAAACTCCGCGCTCTCCCAGTCAAGACCGCGCCTGAGTTCATACCCCCAAACGTCCACATCCGGAATCGGCGTCCATCCAAAATAAAGCATGTCGCGGTTGCGGTTAACCAGAAACGACGGCACATCCGAAGGCGGAGCCGATTTACCGACAATTGTGATGGCGCTTTCAGGCGCGGAAGCCAGCGAACTCTCCTCATTCAGAGAATCCAGCGACGTCACCTTCACCTTGTAGGTCTGGTGGTCGACGATATCCCCGATAATGCGGAAGTTCGTTCCCGATGTTTCTCCCCGCGCGCGCCAGCTTAAACCGTCATCATCGCTGATATAAATTTTTGCCCTGGCGTATGACTTGACGAAATGATCCACATAGGCCGGGCGGTCAAACCAGACATCAATCGCATTCTCGATCGTTCCGTCTGTCTTCTTGACCAGCGATTCGGTCAGACTGAGGTTGCTGACTGCCGGGATTTCGCTTGATAAAGACGAATAGTTATTCTGGGGCAGGATAATGTCCGAATCGTCATAAACCGCCTCGTTATATTCCAGCGCGGATATCTGAACCTCGCTCTTGCCTTCGCGCTGGATCGAGACGACCCTGAAATCCTTTTTGACCTTGTTCGTTTCCCCTATCGCGTAAACATCGAAAACCTGCGGGTCCTGCGGGAATGCTTCGCACGAAACCTCCGTATGCGTGCCTGTAGGCGATGTAATGAGCCGCTCTTCGAGCGTATCGTCTGCAAACCGAACCTGAATCTTGTAAGACTTGCCGTCCTCAATGACCATCTCGCGGTCTAATTTGACCAGCACGGCCGTACTCCCTTCCTGCACCCGACCGGAAAACCCCCACTGCGGAACATCGTGCGATATCGAAATAATATCCCCTGCCTGACATGCCACGGCGTCGATCCCTGCCTTAAACAATACCGACCGGTTGATATAACGCGCCACCTTCAAGGCATAACGCGCCGCGCGGATGGCATAGCTTGCCCTTGTCGTAAAAAGCCGGATCTGGCTCTTGCGCATGGGTTTGCCGGATGCCAGCAATTCTTCATCGATATAGGCGATCGTCTCCTGCTGATAGTTTTTCTCTTTATCGGTAAACTGAACCTCAATGACATTTGGAACCTCTTTCAAGGTCTTCCAGCTCTGAGCAAATGAATCTTTGACGATACTGCCCATACCGAAAAGCTGGGTCGGCGTTGTCGGCCGGTCGATCTTGAATGACAGACCGCCCGCGCTGTAGACCGGCATGGCATTGAACGTAGCGCAAAGTTGAATCAAAACATCAAGCGCCTTGTTGTTGCTGTCGATCACCACATCCATGCGGAAGCGTTTCTCGTAACCGCCCTGTCCGTCCGGCACTCTTTCCTCGCAATACTGCGACATTTCAAGAAGCGACGCATGATCCAAATTTTCTGACGAAATAAACTCGCCCAGACCGAACCGGCTGTTGATAATAAAATCCCTGAGGCACCAGACCGGATTCGCCGAATACCTCTGGGCAAACGACACGCCGTCCCACGAAAGCAATGTATCGTCCACAAGCAGGCGGTAATCTGCCCCGTCCCAATAATAATCGTCCCAATCGACCGGATTCGTGCCGTTCCTGACGTCCGGAACCGGCACCTTCCTCCCCTTTACAATCGAAGTGATATTCGGCATTGATCCGGAAAGCTGATCGGTAGCCAGAAGCTGAAGCCCCAGAAGCGCAGTGTTCGGATAACTCAAATCGTCTGTTTTGATTTCATCAATCTGAAACAATAGAAGATCGCCCTGCTTTAACGGCTGAAGCGAGCTGTCCTCGCTGGTGCGGGTGATGCGGATATCGTACTGACCCGGCGTAAGACCTGCCTTGCGGAAGATGCGTCTGACCGATGAACGCGACTGCGCCGAAATCGTCGTCTCCCCGAGATCGATATAAATCCCGGAAGAATGCTCTTTATATTCAACACGGTAGGTAACGCTCCAGCTCTGGATATCCCCGGAACTGGAATTCTGCTGATACAGACCGTTATTAAGCCGCAGGTGGATCTCGAACGCTTCGACATCCGCGTCGACCGTGGTGTAAATGGAGGGATTGTTTTGCGTGAGGTTGGCGCTGACCGGATAAACATTATGCAGATCCTCGAAATTCGGGATCATGCTCTGATAATTCGTGCCAAACCGCTTGCTGACCGCGACGCCTTCGAAATTGTCGATTGGATTATTATTAAGCTCGATGCTCTCTATCGATTCGATCTCACCTTCGCAAATTGCCAGAAGCACGTTCAAATAATGTTTATCCCCGTCTTCCCAGAGAAACTGATTGATGATATTCCCGCCGACCCGGTGCTCGCCGTAAACCACCGCGACCGGCACACCGACCTCCTGAATCGTCTGCACGCCGTCCCAGCCGTAAGTAGGCGATCCCTCATCGATGCCGCTTGAGCCGAGATTGAAATCCGGCATCTTCGGCTGATTCATGTACTGATAAATCGAATAGCCCATGGAAAGCACAAAGAACGTGAAAAGAAACGGATGCGCCACGGCGGCCGCCCAAACTGCCGAGATGATGAACGAGACAACGGCTACAACCGGTGCTTTGACTTCCGGCGCGACCACGATCTCGTCGCCTTCTTCAATACGTGAATCCAGATCTTCGATCCGCTTTCCGGTAACGATGACCCGCTTGTCTTTATAGTCAAAGCCGGAATTATCGAGATATTCGCGCACGGATTTGCTTCTGGAATAGGTGAACTCCAGAACCTGCGCTTCTTCCGGCTTGAACGGATTGTCGATGTTACGAACGGATATCATTTTTTAACCTGTAATAACCTTCTGTTTTTGTTTTCCAAGACACATCATCGAGCCGCGACACCACGACACCCTGACGGCAACAATGGATAAAACGCCTTTTCGAAAGAACGATCCCTGCATGGTTTGCCACGTCTCTCGAATTAACGAACAACACTCCGTCCAAAACCTGCGGCATTTCGACACGATCCCAATCATGGCCGTAATGCTCCTTGAAATAATCCTTCCCGCTTAATCCCCACACCTTGCTGTATTCCAGATCCTCGATATCGAAAAGCCTGTAACCCAGATCCGCATAGACGAGTTTTAGAAATCCCCAGCAATCCAGACCGTCCATCGTCCGGCCCCGGTGACGGTATGGGATCCCGAGATACTTCCCGATGATCGTCTTTTCTACATCACGTAAATCCGGCGCGTCGGCACGGACGGAAACGCCCCGAACCGGTGATAATTCTCCAGCACCTTGCACCGCTGTTTGGTTTTGTTGCATGAAACCTCTCCTCCGATATAACCGCATTCGACCGACTTGAACTTCCACGCGCAGTAATTTCGCGCGTACCTGCGCGCGGGCAGATCAACACCCAGAACATCGAACTTGCCGGTCAAGGTAAACTCCACGTTTTTCTGGTCTGCCGTATAGCTGTCGATATAGAAGACGTCATCCATATGCGCGTCCGGATCCGCCAGCTGGTCGGCCCACACCATGCGAATCGTGACCTTCTTCCCACGCAGATCAAACTGCTCCAAATAAAGCTGAACAAACCGCGATACGTTCGCCAGCCTCACCTTGACCTGATCGATCTGCCCCTGATTGTTTTCGCCGATGAACTCATGCGTGACCGGGAACTTCGAATACACATCTCCCTGATACGTCACGTCCCGATCAAACCCCGCGATCCTCAAATCATTAATGGCGTCGTACTTTTCGAGGACGTATAAAAAGATGGGCGCATTTTCCTGCTTGGATTTCTCGTTAATAAATGAGGGGCTGACATCTCTGGGCATCACTTCACCTCTATAAAATCGAATTCGAAGTCGTACACCTCGTACGCCTTCATCGTGAATTTAAAACTGTCGTCGGAAAACCTCACCGTGTATTCGGCGCCGTCGTTTGGATTTGTCCATGTGAACGCCATAAACGCGCCGTACTTCGCGGAAAAAAAATTCCGCACCAGCTCCATGTCCGCCTTTGTCCGGTTGGAGAATCGGAGCCGCCATTTGCGTAACGGCGCCGCCCACTTGCGCCTGCGCTGTTCAACCCCGCTTTCAAACTCTGAAACGAGCGTCTTGTATTCCAGCGTTTCTTCGAAAACAAAATCCGGTAAATAGGCAAAATCACTCATGCGTAACTCCTGATCACCGAACGGATCTTCCCGTTGTTGTAAATGTCATCGGCAATAGCATTGGACAGCATCTTGCGGTTACGCCAGACATCCTGCGCGTCCCACGCCTGAATCACCTGATTGACGTTGATCGTGACGCCTCCGCTATCTAGCGATTCCCCTCGGTTAAGCGCGCGCAGATTGTCTGACCCGCCCACCGCCCGCATTCCCCTGCGAGAAAGCACGCCTTCGCCCGTTTGCGCGATGATCGGCACCTCATCCGGCGCAAGACCCGAATGCGCCCGGATAAACGCCCGGTTGCGCTTTTCGACCGTTCCTCCGCTATGAAACAAACTCGCCACCGGCACACCGAAGATCGTGCCGCCCGCGCCAGCCATCGCGGTAAATATCTTTATGAGCAACAGCTTCGCCAAGATGTTCGAGATCATCTGCAGAACCGCCCTGCCGAAATCCGCGAACACCTCTTTGACACTGCGAAGTTCACCCGTAAACGCCTTGAAGAAAAACTGCGAAAACGCGTTCTGCATGTTATGCGCCGACTGCTTGGCAAACTCTTCCATGACGTTAAACTGCTGAGCGGCCGCTTCCGCGCTTTTTCCCACATCCTTCGCCACGTTCTTCAAAATCTCCGCTGTCTTGTCGCCGGTATCCTTGACCTTGGCAAACACAAGGTCATACTGCTTCATCGCGTCCCGCGCGCTTTCCTGCGCGGCCAGATTGAACGCCGTACGCGCCTCTTCAAGGCCTTGAGTAAGGCCCTCAACGTTGAACTGGATTTTGTTCTCTTCAAGCGACTGCGAAAACTTCTCTACCTCGGCAGACGCCTGCCGGTATGTTTCTCCGACACTGCCGGGAAGTTTTCCCAAAAGGTCATAAAACTTGATAAGCGGAACCATGAGCGCCTGAAAGAAGTCGACCGCGAAACCCAAGAGCCCGTTTAAGGCATTCGTTATGCCCTGAATGAAACCTTTGACCGCGCCCGCGCCGTACTCAAGGATCGTGAAAACACCCGCCACCAGATGATTGGCAAATCCCTGCAGAAATCCGAGCACCTGCCAGAGCGCCTGCCCTGCCTTTTCCATAAAATCGTTCCACTGGGATTTGAGCATCTGCACCTTTTCGTAGCTGGTCATCATTTCAAGATTCACCGCTTCAAGATGCGATTTGCTCTGCGCAAGGATATGGTTGGCCAAAGCCTGCGCCATGTGATATTTCTGAACCTGCTCAACGGTCTTGCCGGTCGCCTTGGCGTATTCCTCTGCCGCGTCTTTAAGCGACAATTGAAGTCCGTACGACCGCCTCAATGTGGTGACCAGCCCGCCGGTGACCGCGCTTGAAATGTTCGCAAACGCCTCTTCGGTCGTAGTACCGAATATCCGCGCTTCGGCCCGCGCCTGTTTCATAAGCGCTGTAACCTGATCCATGCTCAGGCCCTGCGCCATGAGCGCCGAAACCTTATCCGCCACATTGGAGAAATTGACCGTCTCCTTGGAAGCCTCCATGATTGCCTGCCGCATTTTTTGCGCGTCTATGCCGACACTCTCGGCCATGCGGCTGAAACTCTGCTCGACCTGCTGGGCCTTGGCACCCATTTCCATGAGATCCCACGCCTTGCGAAGCGCCATGATGCTGGCCGTAATGGCCGCGGTGATCGCCAGCCAGTTCTGCTTCCACGAATTGGCGAATCTCTGCAGGTTTCCGCGCACGCCTTCAAGCCGCTTGGTCGCCTCATCCCGCAGGCGCAAAATAATCG